GCCATTAGCTTCTCTTTCATCCAGCGCGGGATCGGAGTATCCCTGCGAGGTCGACGCTATCGGTTATCGAAGTCGCGCCCTGACCGATGTCGCCGGTGGGTCGGCGGGATGCCAGGTGTGGCTTTCGGCCGATCAGGTCGTCGAGGGCGGCCTCCAGGATCGACACGTCCTCGAGGTGATTCGCGTCGAACGGTAGGTCGGTGGGGTCGGCGAGCCGTCCCGTTGCCCGGACGAGCTCGAGGTGCAGACGCCGGGCCATCTCGTCGGCGGCCTTGGCCCTGACTCGGGCGTCTGCGTTCTCTTTCCGAAGGTTCTCCACATACTCGCGGGGGAACGTCTCTGGTTCCGGGGTGCCCGAGGTGGCGCCGGGCGCTCCCGTGGTCTCAGCGTCGCTCTCAGCGGGCTGGTCTGAGCCTTCGGTGGACTGTTCTTCGGTGGGATCGCTCACGACGTCGCCTCAATCTGGTTGCGGTTGGTGTTGTCGAGTCCGGCTAGGAGTTGGTTGGTGATGGGGTCCATCGCCTCCCGTTCGCGGATGGCCTGAATGCGTTCGATCGCGGCGGGGGGGTAGCCGAGTTGGTCGGCGAGCAACGTGGCCAGGGGCACGCCGATCCCGGCCAGCTTCGCGGCGGCGTCGGCGGCTTGGGCCGGTGTGCGGGTCTCCGGGTTGGCCCAGACGGTGGCAACGTTCACCGTTGCCGGGTCGGTGCCGTCGCGTACGGCGACGATGAGCCGGGCTACGTCGTCCCAGGACTGCCCAAAGGTCCGCTGACGTTCGTACGAGCGGGCGACAAGGGAGGCTTCGGCGGAACGGATCGCATCCGCTGAGGCGGGCTGGTCGCCATGCAGCCCGAGGTAGTGCGGAGGCAGGCCGGACAGTGCGCCGATCTCCTGCGTCAGCGTGGCGATCAGGTCCCCGTACCCGTCCAGTCGGGCCGGATCAAACTGGCCGAACTTCGTTTCCGGAGCTTCGCTTTGCCAGACGCGTCCCGCTTCGTCGCCGAAGGGGTTGACCGCGTTGCCTTCGTCGTCCTCGACGATCTCCATGCCGGTCGCCCACCGCCGGGGGCGGGCGTAGAACTCGCTGGTAATCAAGGCGTCGGTGTGGAGTTTCGTGATCGCGTCGGCCAGGTCGAGGAGGTCGGCCATCTCGCTGACGCCATCGGTGTCCAGTAGCCGGCCCCGGTTCACTAGGGGCACGACCGGGACGACGCCAAGCGGGTTGGGGATGACCTGGCTTGTGATCCAGCCGGTGATCGTCGGCGGCAGGCTGCCACCTTCGGGGACGAACGCTTGCGAGGTGTACCGGGTGATCTTCTCGGGCTGGTAGACGACGGCGTGAGCCTTGTTGTCGGCGGTCCACCGCTTGACTGCGGCGGTGACTTCGCGGGTCGCCGGGTCCCGCTTGACCGCGACCTGCCTCGCCGATTCGACGGTGATCCGGGGTCCGTTCGGCCCGGCCCAGACGATTACGAAACTGCGGCCGTAGATCAGGGCGTCAACGTGGGCCTGAGCGGATGCGTCCTGCATCCGGTTGCCGGTCCATACCCGCCATAAGGCGTCGTCGTGCGGATCGTCCGGTGCGCTGCGGAAGCCGGTGACCTGCAGCCGCTCGGCCAGCGAGGTCACGGCAAGGCGCGGAAAGTTGACGGTCAACGTTCGGAGCCGGTTCTGCAGCGCCTCCACCGCGACCGGGCTCAGGTACGCGGCGGGCTGGCTGCCGGTCCAATAGGTGTCCAATGTGGACAGTGCCGGGGTGGTCTCGTCCAGCTTGCGGCCCAGCTCGGCCAGAATGTCAGTGCTCATCGGAATGTCACCACTCGTCTGCCCTTGCGGGCGCTCTTGGCGTGCCAGGCGGCACGATCGAATGCCACGATCGCCGCAACGGCGGCGTCGATCTTGCGCGGACTCATCCGCTTGTCTTTCGTCACGAGGTCACCCATCGGGGTCGCTTTGGCCACGGCGTTGCCGATGTGCGCGGCTAGCCGGCTGTCTCCGTCGTGAGTCACTGTGTGGGAGGCGACGGCCTGATACAGCCGGTCCGTGGCCGGTGCCATCCGCCGGGCCTCTGCGGTGTTCCAGTCCAAAACCCGGCGCTCACCGTGCCGAGCCGACCATGCCTCGATCTCCGATCGCCAGCCCCACGGGTCGGCGGCCAACTCGGTCACATTCCAACGACCGAACGCGGCGTCGACGGCTTGATCCACCTCGTGCCGGGGCACTCGCCAGCGCGGATCGTTCGGCGGGTGCTCCCACACCTCGACGACAAACACATGCGGGTCGATCACGGTGCAGCCGATCAGCGCCGTGGAGTCACCCGAGGCACTGCCGTCGAATGCCAACACGACCGGCTCAGCATCGGATACGACGCGGGCGGCGTCGGTGCAGTCGGCCCACGCGCCGAACGGCAGCCACGCGTCAACCCCTGAGACCCACTGGCCCATACGGAGCTGCCGGAACACCGGCTCGCGGGTCGTCCGCACAAGCGCAGCTAAGGCGTCCTCGGCGAGGAACGGGTCACGGCAAGCCAGCGCCGGATTCGCTATGCGCCAGGCGTGCCGGTCGTCTACCGGGCAACCGGCCGGGGCCGCGAACTCCCGAAGGTAGAAGCTCGGGTCATCCTCGTTGCGGCCGTGCTCGATCAACTCCCACATGATCGTCTCGCGGGAGGTTGACGGGGTGCTGATCGCCAGCGTCAGGCTTTCCTCACGCTTGCCGGCGGCCGTTGTCGCGGCCTCCCACACGTCGCGGGTCACGACATGCAGCTCGTCGACGATCAGGAGCGATGGATCATGCCCGTGCAGCGCACCCGGCTCGGCGGGCAGCGGCAACAGGGTGGCGTCGTTCTCGGGCAAGTACAGCCGGTCCTTGAACACCTGCACCCGCTCGGCGAGATCCGGGTGCAGCTCGACCATCCGCCGGGCGAGCTTCAGCGTGAGATCGGCCTGCCGCTGATCGGAGGCGACGACCAGCGTCTCAGCCGACGGCGGGCCGACGAACAGCTCAGCCAGACCCAGCATCGCCGCGAGCGCCGTCTTACCGTTCGCCCGAGGGATCGACACCAGCGCCGTACGGACACCAGCAGCGAACGCACCCGCCACGATCTCGGTCTGAAACTCGCGCAGCCGCACCGGGTCACCGGCACCATGCCCGCGAGGCACCCGGCAATACGACTGCACGAACCCGACGTGCGGCACGATCCTTTGGCCAGCCCTTGAACGACAACGGATCGGCCGTAATCGCAGCCTTCGGCCCGGCCCTCATGGCAGGCTCCGAGCATGACGCCCGACGACGACGCCACCCGAGCGGCCCTCGCAGTCATGACGGCCTGGGCAGCGGACGAGGACTCCTCCGACGTGCTCGGTCGATACCTTCGCGACCCCGACTTCGATGCAATCCGCATCGCGATCGGCTTCCACAACCTGTGCGGGCTGCTGCTGACCATGCGGCATGGAGAGCTCGACGCGCCTCCGCTCGAAACGCTTCGCTACATCGCCACCCGCCCGTGGAACCTTCGAGAGTGAGCTGCTGTGTGACTGAAACTCTGCCTCCACCTCGGTCCCTATAGGTGGTCGTGCGCCTCGGGCCCCGTGGTCGCTGGCGCGCTCCGATCCGGGGCGGGATGAGCCTCTGGCGGCGTTGCAGTCGTTGCAGACAACCTCGACGTCGATCAGTCGCAGTGTCAGCCCGGCGGCCTTGCGTTCCCATGCGCTGGGTAGGTGGTCAGTGGTGAGTCCTTCGGTGGCTCCGCAGTCCAGGCACCAGGGCTGGAGTCGGCGGGCGCGGGTGCTGAGCCTGTCCCATGCGGAGTCATAGCCGCGTGTTCGTGCGCTGCCTCGGGCTAGTGGTGCTGCGTGCTCGGGGCAGCGGGTGGAGTCGGTCGGCTCGCCGCAGGTGAGGCAGGGTCGCAGGGTCATCACAAGCCAGCTACCGCGACGAAGGAGGCGCGTAGGTCGCGGATGGCTTGGTCGGGGTCGTCCTGTTGTGCGGCGGCGTTGGCGAGGATGCCGGTCAAGGCGAGGACCATCTCCGCTGGTGCGGCGGTGGTGGTTTGCAGTACGGCGTTGAACGATGGCATGTCGCGGTGGAGGGTGGCCTCGACGAGTCGAATGGCGTCGAGGTACACGTC